ATAATATCAGTAGGAGTAATTCAAGATTTAATTAAGCAAAATGAAATACAACAAAAACAAATTAATCAACAACAAGTTATTATCGATAAATTACTTTCATCAAATTCATTCAAAGAATTTAAATCAAATTAATATATTATGAAAATTGAGAAAAGTGAAAAGAAAAATAAAAAATATAAAGTTAAACATAATGGAAAGTATGTACACTTTGGAGACTCTCGTTATGAACATTTCAAAGATACAACTGGATTAGGATTATATAGTAATTTAGATCATAATGATAAAAAGCGACAAATAAATTATTGTAAAAGAAGTGCTGGAATAAAAGATAAAAATGGTAATCTTACAAAAAATAATAAATTTAGTGCAAACGCATTAAGTCGAAAATTTTTATGGAGTTGTTAATATATAATGGATACAGAATCAACAACTCTCATTGTTGTTATTGCTAATTTAATTATACAACCTCTGCTACAATATTTACTCCATTCTCGCTGTTCACACATAAAAGTTTTAGGATGTGTAGAATGTGATAGAGAGATTATGAAAAGTAAAGAAGAAAAAGAAGATAATACAGAACAAGAACAAATAGAGTTTTAGTAAATATATTTATCCGTTAAAAATGTATATTTTTTTATAATATAAATAAATATATATCATGGATAATGAATGGGTAAAAATAGAAGGATATGATAATTATTTTGTAAATAAAGATGGAGAGGTTAAGAATATTAAAAAAGGTAATATTTTAAAACCAAGAGATAATGGAAGTGGATATGATATTGTAGATTTAAGTAAAAAAGGAATAAAAAAAACTCATGCGATTCATCGATTAATTGGTTTAGCATTTATAGAAAAAATAAATGAAAATTATGATTGTGTAGACCATATTGATAGGAATACAAAAAATAATCTTTTAGAAAATTTAAGGTGGGTTGATAAATCAGGCAATAATAGAAATAAAGAAATACCAAATAAACATGGTTATACTGGTGTCTATAAAAAGGGAGAAACATTTTGTTCTGCCATTAGAGGTGAGAATGGTAAAAGAATACATTTAGGAACTTTTGCTACACCTGAACATGCTGGAGATGCATATAAAAAAAAATATGATGAAATGATGTCTATATACTAATTATTTTTCACAACTACAATTAGTATCCTCATGTTCTTCATCATTTATGATTATCTTATTAAATCTCTGATAATATTTTTCATTTGTGGGTTTATTCATTCTAATAAATAAAAAACTATATTTCTCATTCCACGCAAGTTTTAATACTTCATTTTGTTGTTCTTTTGTTAAATCACCCATTAATTCTTCTTTTATATTATCTAATTCCTTACGATTATCCGTGCGGAACAATATAAACGAATTCATGTTGCATCTGAATGTGAGTGGCAATTCATTATATCGTTGAGACATTATCCAAATACTTAATCCAGCAGACCCATCTTCGTCAGGGTTTGTTAAAATATGCCTACGATTAAGCACACATTTACACATATTAGTTGATTTTTTTATGCTCTTAATCACATCATCAAGTATCAAAAGACAATTATTATTTTCGTCTTCTTGTTCTGTTTCTATAATATCTTCTAAAAGTTCATCACTATATTTATTATGCACTCTCTCTTCATTTAGGTTTAACTTATCGAGAGGGAGAGAATGTAATGAACCACTAATTAAATATATATGATCGAAGTATTTATAATAGAAACGAGGTGTTTTAGGTTTAGATTTAGTAGGATGTGATTTTAGCATACTTAATACAGCTGATGTTTTACCGCTTCCTGCAGCCCCAACAATATATAAAGCATCATTCATAGGACATAAGGGAGATGCGACTCGATATGGAACATTAGATAAACTATCTACATTTTGCTTTATTAAGGGAATTTCATTTAATTTAGAATTATTAATTACTTTCATATAAAATAATAATAGAAAAAATTAAAAAAGTTATAACATTTAATTTAAGAAATTTTTTTATATACATTAATTATATAATGGAAAATCCTATGCGAAATCTCCCAAGAAGTATGCAATATTCATTAGGTGTCGGTGCTGATACTATCCCTTCGACTACTCGTCTACACAGATGGGATAGTACACATTCCAGTTATATTAGCGAAAGTAATAATGTAGCACACATTCCAATTGCTGCCGATGGTTTTATTCAGACAAGTGAAGGATATTTATTTCTTCAGGTCACTAATAATTCCACCACACAACCTGCTAATTTAGATGGTAATGCTAATTGTTTAATTGATAAAGTTGAAATCTCTGTCGCTGGATCTTCAGGCAAGGTAGAAATAATTGAAAATTACAATACACTTGCTCTTCTTAAAGGTGCTTACAATAATACATTAGAACATCAAAATTATCTTGCTAATACTGCTGGAGCTGGAACTGCCGAAGTCGGACAGACCCCTGACGGAGTTGCTTTGGCTGCTGGAGGCGGTGCTACTCAGATTGCATTAAAACTTGATTGCTGTGGTTTCTTAAATGATTATTACAAAAAGGCAATACCAATGGGAATGCAACAATTTACAATTACTATTACATTTGCCTCTGCTGATGTTGCTCTTAATCACACAACAAATGCAGCTGCGAGAACTTACACCATAAACAATTTAAGATATTATGCTCCTGTATTTAATATTAATGATGCTGGTGTTAATGCTCAGTTTATGCAACAGGCAGGTTCACAAGGTGTAGCATGGGTAGGACAAAGTTATGGTTCGATAATTAATACAAGAACTGCTAATGCTGGAACACAGAGTTTCCAGTTAAATCCAAGATATAAATCTCTTAATTCATTAGTATCTCTTCAAAGACCATCTGCTGGATTAACTACTTACAATGTTAATGTTGTAGCAGCAACTAACCTCGACAACGTGTCGTCATTCCAATATAAAATTTTTGGATCTAATTATCCTCAGGACGGCATTGATTATACCGCTACAACAAATCAATCGAGAGCATATTTAGAAGCAGCAAAATCTCTTGCTCCAAAAGGTAGAGAACTCGCAACAGGTCAGCAGGTTGCATCTGCGATATTTAGAGGAACAACAGCAGAGAATGGTAAGGGAATTATGGCGATTGACCTTAAACGATTTGATGAAGGTATGCTTGTTAATTGTGGTTTAGATACAGCAGGAAACTCAGCTCCTATTACTCTTGAAGCAGTATATGGAGATGCTGGAGCAGCCCAGCAGGTATTAACCTTTGCTCTTTATGATATGGTATTTATGATGCGACCTGATAGAGTTGTTGAAACTTCATATTAAATTTAATTTAAAAAAATAATATATTTGTTATATATATATGGATATTGAACCTACCGATCCTAATATTGATTATAGACAAGAATTATTAGATAAATATGAAAACTTTGTCCATGATGAAAAGATTGATGATAGTTTTGTTGACGATGAAGATAAAATTAATTTATTTGAGACAGCAAAATATATTGTTAATAGAGATTATAAGGAATATCCATCTCCTATGAGTGAAATATTAATTGAAAAAATTTATTATAATTGTATAAAAAATCTCGATAAAGAAGAATATTTAAAAGAAAGGGAAGAATTAAAAACAAAAAGTATTTTTGAATTACAATTATTAAAATTAGATAAATTTACAGGATTGTAATTAATTTTTATTGATTATATTTTAAAATTAAAATATTATCAATATAATATAATGTCTAATTTAAGAATATTGAGATTAACTAATACAAATTTAAATGTAATAACTGAATCCGCAGATAAATCATCATTTACATATAATATACCTGAGGACTTGGTTAATCTTGGACGTTGTTTAGTAGAGGTTGTGAGTGGATGGGTTCAAGTGACAAGACAAACATTAGATGTAAATTTAGATGTTAATGCGATTGCTGGGAGAATTGTCCCTTTTAATATACCGATGGTTTTAGTTAGAAGTAATATAGAACAATCAGGGACTGATAGTTTTACAAATGGAGATCCGAATATTTTAGGGACGTGTTTATTACAAAATACAAGTATTTCATCCGCTAATGTTTTAAATGGTGACGGAACTGGTACAGGTGGTATTACAAAAAATGTAGCTGAATTTTGTGGATCTCCCCATACATTCTTATGCAACCGCTTACCATCAGTTGTTAAAGTAGAGAAGTTAATGTATCAAGACGCCCAACCCCCTGCTTTAATACCTGCTAATAATTTTCAGGTAAGAACTTTACCTATGGAAGTTGTTTTAAAATTGACTTTTTTAGACATGGAATAAAAAATTGATTTAAATTTAGAAAAATAATCTATATAATAAGTATAATGGTTATAAGAGAAGAAAAAAAAGTTATGGCAGATAAAGTTGCTTATATTAGTAGACAAAAAAAATTAACACCAAAAGAAACAGAGGATTATAGACGTAAGAAATTAGTTGAGGTTAGAAAAGGAACTGGGGCAGGTCGACCAGTTCAAGCAAGGAAAAAATCAAGTGTAGGTTATACTCCTATCGCAGAAATAAATAAAAAGAGAGAAGCAGAAATGGCAAGGGTAATAGAAGGTATGAAAGAAGTTAAGGAAGGAAAGAAAAGACAAAAAGGAATAAAGAAAGAAATAAAATCAAGTATAAGTGAATTTGAAAAACAGAAAGATAAAGTAGAAAATTTAGTAGAAGAGAATTTAAAGAATGCAAGACAAGCAGAGAAAGAAGTTAAACAAGTATTAAAAAAATTAGATCCACCTAAACCAAAATCAGATGCACAGAAATTAGAAGGTCTACTATCAAGTAAAGAAAGAAGAATTAAAGAATTAGAATTTAATAATAAACGATTACAAAAAGAATTAGCAGATTTGAAAAAAAAATAAATACTATAAACA